CCGATACGCCCTTGGAGGATTGGCCTGAACCGATGCCTGTTTGGGCGGCACAGCCTTGGGACTGTTCTTCTCATAACCACTCTGTTTATGTTTTAGACCGCGCAACACCGTGTCCTTGGCTTGCCAAGATTGATGGCGAGTTCTACCCAGCAAAGTATTATTTCACCGTCGATTACACTGAAAATGAAATATCGGATGACCCAGCGCAGCACAAGCAGAGCCATGTTTTGGAGCTACTTGACGCTGGTAAGTGGACTGGAAACATTGTGGCTTTGCCGAATAACCGTGTAAGGGTGACACACCCAGCGTGGTTCGAGACGGGCGACGGTGCTCCAGACTTTAGGCCAAGCCAGCATATCCATTACAGTAAAAGCGACTTAGACTACACCCTTGACGTGAATCAGGTTTTCGACAACCTATACGCAGGTAAGAAAAATGGCCGTAAGCGGAAGTAAGGATTTTGAGCTAGACGTAGCAGACTACGTTGAAGAGGCGTTTGAGCGTTGTGGCTTAGAGCTTCGCACGGGCTATGACCTCAAGACGGCTAATCGCTCTCTGAACCTGATGCTTGCAGAGTGGGCAAACCGTGGTTTGAACCAGTGGACGATTAACCAAAAAGTCTTGGCTATGGTTAAAGACACTACCTCCTACACGATTGATGCAACCAACCCCACGGCAACGATTGACGTGCTCGACGTGTTTATTCGTGAGACCTTGGGCGGCGTATCAACAGATGTGCCGCTCACTCGCATGTCTCGCTCGGAGTACGCCAACCTGTCCACCAAGACAAGCACTGGCAAACCGAATCAATACCTAATCGACAAGCAGATCAGCCCAACCATCACAGTTTGGCCTGCGCCAGACCAAAACTCAAAATACAGTTTGTATCTAAACGTGCTGAGCCGCATAGATGATGCAGATGCTGGCGCAAACACTCTGGAAATACCGTTTCGGTTTTACCCGTGCTTGGCCGCAGGTTTGGCCTATTACATCGCTCTGAAGCGAGTGCCAGAGAAAGTTTCCATGCTCAAACAGCTTTATGAAGAAGAGTTTGAGCGAGCCTTGAGCCAAGACCAAGACCGGGTGTCGTTCAGAGTCGCACCTGATTTGCGCGGATACAATTTAGGCTAATGGCTTTTGCATCCAACAAACGCGCTTATGGCATCTGTGACATCACGGGTTTTCGCTACCGCCTGCGCGACATGAAAATGACTTGGAACGGCTTGCTGGTTGGCCCAGACCAGTGGTCGCCAAAGCACCCGCAGCTTATGCCACGGCCAACACCCATAGATCCACAGGCTCTACAGATTTCCCGACCAGACCAAGCCGCTGACGGAAACGACAACAATTTCTTTACTGTCTACACCAACGTGGGAGATGGTAAATTGGGCACAACTTTGCAAACTTTTGGACTTACTGTTAGTGTTGGCACTGTGGAGGTAACAACGTCATGAGCTTCACACTGGCAACACTAAAATCGACTGTGCAAGATTACTTGCAGGTCAATGAGACCACGTTCAACAACAACCTGAATACGTTTATCAAGGAAGCCGAGAGCCGCATATTCAAGCTGGTTCAGCTTCCAGAGCAAAGAAAAAATGTGCAGGGTACGTTGACGGCGAGCAACCGTTTCTTGGCTACGCCAAGCGACTTCTTTGCTCCATTCTCATTGGCGGTTATTGACAGCAACAACAAGTACCACTATCTGGACTTCAAGCACCCGTCATTCATCAAGGAATTCAGCCCCACCACCACAACGACTGGAAGGCCGAAGTATTATTCCTTATTTGACGAAACAGCTTTTGAGCTGTCGCCTGTGCCAGATTCTGGTTATACGGCAGAGTTGCATTATCTGTTCAAGCCAGCGTCTTTGACGGTTGGCAGCGATTCTGGTACGACAATTCTGTCAACGGATCACCCTGATCCCCTGCTTTACGGCACCTTGGTAGAGGCTGCTGTGTTCCTAAAAGAAGCTCCTGACGTGATAGCCAACTTCGAGGCTCGGTTCAAGGAAGGTGTCGCTCGGATGAAGAATCTGAGTGAAGGCCGTGGAACCAGAGACGAGTATCGATATGACTTATTGCGTACAGGGGTAACCTAATTGGAACCAATCAAAGAGCTTGAGGGCAAGAAAGTAGCGATCATCGGTCTGGGAGCCTCTCAGATCGACTATGTTATCGGCAAAGAGAATAGCGTCGAGTGGGACGAGGTTTGGGTGATTAACTCAGCCCTGTCGGTTTTTGACTGTGATCGCGTTTTTATGCTCGACCCTGCCAGTCGATTTTTAGATACCGATGATGCAGGCAACCAAACCGAAGTGATGCGAAAGCTCCTGCCTACGTTTGATAAGCCGATATACACCTGTGAGCTAGATGAGCGCGTACCTGCGCTGGTTGAATATCCGCTTGAAGAGGTCATCAAAGACCAACGCTGCGCCTACATGAACACGACGGTTTCTTATGCCTTGGCGTTTGCAGCGTGGAACAAGGTGGGCGAGGTCGATCTGTTTGGCATGGACTTCTCGTACAAAAACAACCTGCACTTCGCAGAGGCTGGCAGAGCCTGCCTTGAGTTTTGGATTTGCAAAATGATCGCCATCGGGATCAAGGTTGGCGTAAGCCCTAGATCGTCTTTGCTCGATCAGAACGTGCCGATAGAGGAAAGGCTCTACGGCTATCACAGACTACCAAACCCTAAGATAGCGATGCCAAATCCAGAGGGAGAGTGGGTGGTCTGCAACCGCTCAGAGCTGGCACAGATGGTCAAAAAGCATAAGTTAGAGACGGTGGAGCTGCCGTCTTCACCTGAACCGTATAAGGGGTAGTCATGTCGCAAGGTAGAGTAGAGCTGGGTCAGGTCATGGTTTCAACGACTGAAAACCGTGGCCATGATGTTGATTTTTGGGCAACGGAGACAACCAAGAAGATTTTAGGTATATCAGCAGAAGCTGAGCCGCACATTCGATTGCAGGCCGAGGCTTTCCGCAACCATATTTATGCGATAATCTTGGCAGGAATGAAGAACGCTATTGCTTCTGACAGGGTAACCATTCGCGGTGTGCTTGCGTCTCAGGGGCATGAAGACATGGCAAAGATAATCAAGGAGCTTTGATATGGCCATCACCTCAGCAATCCCTACCAGCTTCAAGCAAGAGCTTTTGGTTGGAACTCACAACTTCACAGCATCTACCGGCGATGCTTTCAAGCTTGCGCTCTACACGTCAAGCGCAACCTTGGGTGCTGCTACGACGGCATTTACGACCACGGGGCAAGCCAGCGGCACCAACTACACTTCGGGTGGCGCGACGGTTACCTCCGTAACTCCAACCACTTCTGGCACGACTGCGGTTTGTGACTTTGCTGATCTAACCTTCGGCACGGCTACCATCACTGCGCGAGGGTGCATGATTTACAACGACGATCAGTCCGACAAGGCCGTTGCGGTCATAGACTTTGGTGGTGATAAAACCAGTACGGCGGGTGATTTCACCATCGTCTTCCCTAGCCCTACGGCTACCGGCGCGATCATTCGGCTGGCGTAATGGCTCATGCCGCTACAAACACTAGAGTTTCAACCGGGCATCGACAAGGAGGGCACCGACTACTCGGCTAAAGGCGGATGGGTAGACGGTAACCTCGTTAGATTCAGAAAGGGTCGTGTCGAAAAAGTAGGCGGCTGGCAAAAGCTCGGCACTAATTTCTATCTCGGCACGGGCCGTGCCCTTCATTCTTGGATCAGCCTTGGCGGTGTGCGCTACCTCGGCGTTGGTTCAACCTTCAAGTATTACATCGAAGAAGGTAACACTTACTACGATATCACCCCGATCAGAGCAACCACCTCCGCTGGTGATGTCACGTTTGCCGCAACTAACGGCTCGTCAACCATTACGATTACCGATACTTCTCACGGCGCGGTGACCAACGATTTCGTGACGTTCAGCGGAGCTGTCAGCCTTGGCGGTAACGTGACGGCAGATGTTTTGAATCAGGAATACCAGATATCACTGGTTACTGGCACAAACACCTACGAGATAACCGCCAAAGATACGTCTGGCGCGACAGTCACAGCTAACGCATCGGACAGCGGCAACGGCGGTTCAAGCGTAGTAGGCACTTACCAGATCAATGTAGGGCTAGACACTTTCGTAAAATCGTCTGGCTGGGGCGTAGGCACTTGGGGTTCTGGTGGGTTTGGTTCTGCATCTTCAATCAGTGCGGTAAACCAACTCAGACTGTGGACGCACGACAACTACGGCGAGAACCTGATCATCAACCCTCGCGGCGCAGGCATTTATCGCTGGGTTGAAAACAACGGTACAAGCGTCAGAGCGTTGGAGCTTTCTGGTATCAGTGGCGCGAACCTTGTGCCTACCGTTGCGCTTCAGGTCATCACCTCAGAGACAGATAGGCATCTGGTGGTGCTGGGTGCAGATCCGATATCAGGCAGCAGCAGGACTGGGGTCATTGACCCGATGTTAGTGGCTTTCTCAGATCAAGAGAACGAGCTGGACTTTGAGCCAACAGCGACCAACACGGCTGGTTCTTTGCGCCTATCTTCTGGCTCTTTCATTGTTGGCGGTATCAAGTCTCGACAAGAGATCTTGATCTTCACTGACACCAGCCTCTACAGCATGAATTTTATCGGGCCACCGCTGACGTTTGCGATCAACCTGATCAACGAAGGGTCTGGCCTGCTATCGCCAAAATCTGCGGTAAACGCGCCAAACGGCGTGTTTTATGTCAGTAAAACTGGCTTCTATTTCTACAGCGGATCGGTGAAGCGCCTGCCCTGCACGGTTCAGGAATACGTCTTTGAAGACCTAGATTTGAGCCAAGCCTTCAAGTGTCATATGGGCGTTAATACCGAGTTTAGCGAGATATGGTTTTTCTATCCAAGCATCGAGGACGGCACTGGCGAAATCAGTCGATACGTTATTTACAACTACGAAGAAAACCATTGGTCTGTAGGCAATTTGGTGCGCTACGCATGGCTCGATGCAGGCATTGAGGATCTGCCGTTTGCGACTGCGACCACCAGCTCTCAGCAGTGTGTTTTTGAGCACGAAACTGGTTTTGATGATTACGAGGATGCGATGACTGGCGTTTTCATTGAAAGCGCCGATTTAGATATTGGCTCTGGCGACTCGTTCACCTTTGTTAAGCAGATCATCCCCGACATGAAGTTCGTCACTGAGACGGGTATAAGCGTCAATCCTGCAATGAACATTGTGCTGAAGGGTAGAGACTACCCCGGTCAAAGCCTGACAACCGACTCCACTACGCAGGTCACGCCAACCAGCACGTTTGGCAATGTGCGTACAAGGGCACGGCAAGTTGCTTTTCGGTTTGAGAGTGATGATGACAACGCGGCTGCTGACCAGAAGGGCTACAAGTGGCGGCTTGGCTCGACTCGTATTGAAATCCAGCCCAGCGGTAGGCGCGGATGAGCAAGCTGCTTGAGACAAGGTTGCCGTTTTCTCAAGGCGATTCTGTCAGTTCTGACACCTTTAACCGACTGATTCGCATCTTAGAATTGAACCTTGGCTCGGTTGATTTCACGATATCCCCGCACTTCAACGCGACTGAAATCAGTCAGCTTCAGTTTGCAACAGGTAGTATAATCTTCAATACTACTAACCAAATACACCAAGCGTTTGACGGCACTGCTTTTCGAGATCTGTATAGCCATCAAACTTATCCAACGGGACTAGCGATCACCGCTGGCGTTGGGGCTGTAACCGTGAGTACACCATAATGGATGCAATGCTTCAGAGTAGGATTCAGAACTTGATTGGCGATGATATGCCAATGGGTGTTGAGCAATACGCAGAGGGGGGTGATGTAGACGCGCCTGACGCAGCAACCGCTGAAATGCAGATGATGCAGATGCAGGCAGAGCAGGGCGTGATGGAAGGTGCAGAGCAAGACCCCAACGCATCGCTTGAGGAATACATCAACGCGCTCATGATGGAGCGTGATGCCACGCAAGACCCCTCAGAACGTGCTCAGATTGAGCACATGGCTGAAGCCGCAGCACTATCTACCGAAGCGCCTATGGCTGCTCAAGCGTTTGAGATTGCAGCTCAAGGCCGAGGTGAAGACACGGCGCTCGCGCATTTACGGCCCGGCGAGGTGGTTTTGCCACCTGAAATGTTTGAAGACGCGCAGTTTGAAACGATGGTCGAAAACCGTTTCAACGAGCTAGACCTTGACCCTGAAGCACACGTTGTTGGTTTGGGCATCGCAAGCTTGAACCCGATTACTGGATTGGAAGAGTTTGGCTTTTTCAAAAAGCTTGCGAAGGGTGTAAAAAAGGTTGTCAAAAAAGTCGTTAAGCCGGTTGCAAAGATTGCACAGTTTATACCCGGCCCTTGGCAACCGATTGCTGCACTGGCAAACAAGGCATTCACGGTTTATGACGTAGCCAAAGGCAGGGCCAACCCGCTTAACCTGTTGACTGTGGCAGGGCCGCTGGCGACTGGTGGTGGTCTGACCAAAAACATCGGTGACATTACAAAGGCAGGATCTGGCAGTTTTTTAAGTGGAATAGGTAAAGGTCTAACAGGAACCGCTAGCAGCTTGAAAGGCGGTATTGGCTCATTATTCTCAAACCCCGCTCAAGCTTTGACCAAAGACCTGCCTAACTTACTCAAAACTGCAAACTATCAAGGAATGTCCCCAGCAGATAGGACGGCTGATGCCGTTTCTCGTCTGCGTCAGCTAACACAAGATCCTAACGTAAATAATTTAGTTCAAGGTTTTCGCAAGGCTGGTATGACGCCTGTTCAGCAAATACAAGCTCTGCAAAAGGCGGGGGCAGGCGGATCAATGCTCGGCAACATCTTCAGCGGACAAACTACGTTGGGGAATGTTCTAGGTGGCATCGGTCAGCCGGGACAACAAAGTGGGGGCGGTCTAGGCAGTTTGTTTGGCGGCGGAACACCCGGTCAAAGCCAGATCGGGATGATCGAGGACTTTTTGAAAGGCAGGTCTTCAGACCCAGTGCGAGAAGGATCAGGGCTGGGGAGCTTTCTTAGCGGCATGACTGGTGGCCAAGGCGGACTAGGCGGCTTGGGAACACTAGGCGCTATCGGCGCTGCTGGGTTGCTTGGCAAGCTGGCTTATGACGAAGCCAAAGATAGAAAAGGCGTAGCCTTGACTCCGCTTACTCAAGAGGGATCAACTGGCCGATACAACATCGAAGCCGAAATTGCACGGCGCACGGGTCAGCCTGCACCTAACCCTGTTGAGTACGGTTTGTTACCAACGGGAACAATACCCACACTAAGTGGTGGTAGACCAACCCCAAGAGCCGAAGAAACACAGCAGCCAGTAATGACCGCACGGTATGGCGGCGCTGTCATGCCGATGGCTTACGCCAAGGGCGGTAACGTGGCCACAGAAGACTTTGAGCGCATGAACGGTGGCATCAACGGCGAGGGCACAGAAACCAGTGACGATGTGCCTGCCATGCTGTCAGACGGCGAATTCGTCATGACTGGGCAAGCAGTACGAGGTGCTGGCGCTTTTGACTTGTCCAAGGGTAAAGGCGGTATCATCACGCTGACACCAAACGGCGGCGAAAGCAGAGAAGGCGGCACAGCCTTGATGTATGAGATGATGGATTTGTTCGCTGAGTTTGCAGATAAGCCTAAATCAAAGAGGGCAGCGGCATGAGCATATTGACACCCGGCCAGCTTGCTAGGGTTCGTCGGTTTCAAGAGGGCGGCAGTACATCGCAGCCTTATGTTGCTGGTGTAACCAAGACCGAGCGACGCATTGACCCTATTACGCAGCAACTGCTGTTTGGATTGGATGGTCAGGGTGGGTTCATACCCGGCGCTTTTCGCGCAGCAGAGCGCACCTTCTTTGATGATCAGGGTCGCCCGATTGTCATACCCCAAGAGATTGCAGGATTTAGCCCAGACCAGATCAGGGCAATGGAGTTGGCTAGGGCCAATGTCGGCGTACAACAGCCATTCATTGAAGAGGCGATGCGCCGAGGTCAACAAGGCATTGGATCGATCCAGAGAGGTCTGGAAGACCAAGCCATATCTTCTCAGAGGGCGCTAGAAGCCCAAAGAAGCGGCGCTCAGTTTGCCCTTGACCAAAGAGACCGTGCGCTCATGGAGTCGCTCAGAGGCACTCAGGAGGGCCGTGGTAGAGCTATATCGGCTGAAGAGCGTCTGCGCGGTGACCTTGGCGACTTATCTCGCAGAGGTGTGCGTGACACGCAGCGGTTTGGCATGGACTTAGCAAGAGCCAGAGGCGTTGGTCTGTCTGAGGCGCAACGACTGCGTAGTGGCTTGGCCGAGTCGCAAGATTTATTGCGCGGAACCACGGGTGATCTCGACATCGCAGCAGAGACGGCTAAATACCAAGACCCTTACGAGGATCAAGTCGTACAGCAGATGATTCAAGACGCAACCGAGGGGCTTGCTCAGCAAGACATCAGCGCGATTGCTGGAGATATACAAAGGGGCGGCGAGTCAGCGTTTGGCTCCAGAGCGCGTTTATCAGGCCAAGAGAGAGCCGAAGCAATGGGCAGGGGCTTGGGCAAGGCTGTAGGCGCATTGCGCTCACAAGGCTTCCAGAGGGCGCAGCAGACGGCTATCGGTGAAGACGAAAGAAGAAGGCAGGCTGCACGAACCGCATCGGCTGGGTTGGCTGGCCTTCGCGGTCAAGATTACGCGGCAGGCACGGGTTACGGAAACTTGTTACAGCAAACCGCGCAGCAGCAACTTGGCGCTCAGCAACAACTTGGCAGTCAGTTAGGACAGATGGCGCAGCAGCGATACGCAGCGGGAACAGGTCTTGGCCAAGCGTTATCTGGTTACGGCCAGCAAAGCGCAGCAGCCAGACAGCAGGCCGGTCAGACTGGCATGAACGTGGCTGGCACTCTTGCAGGCCAGTACGGTCAGATTGGGGCGCAGCAGGCGGCTGGCGGACAGGCTCTAGGAGCCGCTCAGACGGGCTATGGCAGCTTTATGAGCGGACTGGGTGGACAGGCTCAGCAGGCTGGTATGCAGGACGTAGCAGGCTTGCAGGGCATTGGCGGCATGACTCAGCAGCAGCGACAGCGACAGCTTGACGCACAACGTGCTGGTTTGTTGCAAGCGCAGCAAGCGCCACTGGCTCAGTACCAAGCCTTGATGCCGTTTGTGCAAATGGCACCAGCGGGTCAGACGCAATTCCAGACTCAGTTCGCGCCAGATCCATCTGCGTTACAAGCGGGTGTGGGAACAGGTCTTGCGACATTGGGCGCGTTGGGTAACTTCTTTAACCCCGCTACAGGGCTTTCAGGGAGTGGTAACCAGTATGGCTATAAATAGAGCGCAGTTGGAGCAGCAGATTAAAAGCTTGAGCAATGGTGGCGCGTTGACCTCTATGGATGATGAGCTGAAATCTATTGCTGATCAGGCGGCTGCTGTTGATACCAATGAGCTGCGATCTCAATTCGGTATGCCGTCGAAAGAGCAAGAGCTGCTTGAAGAGATGCAGCGCAGGTTTGCTCCAGCGCCAAGAAGACCTGTTGGCATTGAAATGCCAGACTTTGATGAAAGCTTTAGCAAATACCAAACTCAATTGCGTAACGTGTATGGGCAGAGATCGCGCCCAAACTTTTATGATTTAGCGTCTACCGTTGGCGGAGCGATGCTTGCCGCCGACCCCACTGCTGGAGCGTTTCGAGCGGCTGGTATGGGTTTGGCTCAGTTCGGCAAAGAGCAAGCAGCGTTGCGCGAGCAACGGCTTCAGGAAGATCGAGCCATTGGTTTGAAAGCATTTGAGATGGCAAAGTCAGACGTTGATTCTGCAAGAAACTTGCTCAATGAATACGCATTACTACGAGCCAAGGAAAATGCAGACAACAAAGTGACCGAGATGATCGTTACCGATCCGAATGGCATCAGTGTTGGCGGAGTCTTTTACGAGAAAGGAGAGAGACCTCTTCTTACCGAGAGTGAGATATACGCAAACCGAAGCGGGGTAGCTGAAGTCGCATCGCCTGTTGGCGGTGTAAAAGTACCAGATGCTGGCGCGGTTGCTATTTATCAAACGAGAGAAGATGCAGAAAACACAATTTTAGGTTTGGGCATGAGAAGGGAAAGCCCTTACTTTGAGCAGGCCGTTCTTCAATTGGTTCCTACCGACCCATCTCTCATCGGCAAAAGAATTATTAGTGGTGGCAGATACACTGAGCTGCGTCCATACGTTGTAGGCGATGAAGTCTTCAATGTTATGTTAAATACGGCTCAAGGCGAAACCACGCCTTTCAAGGAATATGCTGACAAGCGTTTGCAGATTATCGCTAAGAACAACGACGCTTTTGCTGATAAGGCAATGACCGTTTTGCCAGAAGTAGACAGGGCTTTAGCAATAATCACAAGCCTCAAAAAAGAGGGCGTTGAAACGGGTGTCTTAACAGACAAGCTGCTGCCGTTTCAAAGTGCTTTCAAGCAAATTTTTGGCACAGAAGAGCCGTCAGTGGCTCAGTTACAGTCGTTGGTTGGAATATCTAATTTATTAGCAACAAAAATCCGCCCAGTCGGGTCTGGTTCGACCTCAGATATGGAGTTTGCAGCTTATAGAAAAGCGATACTCGACATAGCTAACACTCCAGAAGCCAACTATCTTGCGCTTTACGTTTACAAAAAAATGACGCAAAACGCCATTGCGCTCAACCGAGTAGAGCAAGAGGCGCTGACTTCTGGAGATTTTATAAACGCCAAGCAGGTAAACGACAAGATCAAAGAACTCGATACGGGCATATTTGTAAAGTTTAGCGGTGATGCTAATGACGAGGCGGCGGTTAGATCTTTTTTAGACTCAGTGCCTGATGGTGAAGTAGTCCTTAACAGAGACGCAAATGGCATTGAGCTTGTTGAGGGCGCGGGGCCATATTTGATCCAAGGGTTTGGGAAATAATTTATGCCGCTCCAAGAATTGCCAGAGGGTTATGGAAGTACACCAGAAGGCTTTGAACCTCCTGCTGACGTTGCAAGACAGCAGTTCGAGCCAGACACAAGCGTCATTGACATGATCTTGAGCGCACCATCGGCCATCGGCCAAGCCATCAGTGGCGAAGGTGTACCAATCGAGTTTCCCGATCTTCCAGAGCTGACAGAGATGGGCGCTGATGCACCCGGCTTCTTTGAAGGCTTTGGTGTGCGGCTCAAAGGCATGTTGGCGCGTGATGATTTTGGTAAGGCAGAGATCATTCACGATGCTTTTGACGGCGACCCAAGATACGGCGGCAAGTTCGTAGATAAATTTGGGTTGCCAATTATCGTTTGGAACAACATACCTTACTACGTCAACAAGCCGGGTTTTACTGGGCAAGATTTCAATACAATGCTGGGAGAGATGCTCAAGTACACCCCAGCAACCAAGTTTGCAGGCAAAGGAAAGACTGCGTTAGAAACCGCTGGCAGAGGCATCCCTGCTTACAGCGCGACAGAGCTGGCTAACATTGCTGGCGAAGCTTACGTCACGCCTGAAACTACCAAGGCAAAAGCGCGAACCTATGGCGATATTGGTGAGCAGGTTGGAGTTTCTACAGGGATTGGTGTAGCTGCTGATGTTGCGTTGCCGCCGATTGGCAAAGCGATTGGCATGGGCGTGAAAGAAGGTGCGAAGGCGGTTTCCAAAACTGGCCGAAACTTCGGCGCAGCTTTTGACGAGGCTTTCCCGCGTTTTAATTTCGATGTGATCCAAGAATCTAAATACCCGCTGACGCTCGGACAAAGAACCGCTAAGCCGCCACAGGGTGTAACACCCAAACAAACTGAGCAACTCGGTTTAGAAGATAGATTGAGACAAACAGCATCATCTGACCCAGCAACGCTGCTGGTTCGTGGTTTTGATGAAAATCAACTCACGGCAATAAGAAACGATGCAATGGAGTTGCAGGCAGAGTTTGGCGCAGGCACCACTGATCCATCAGGTATCTACGGGAACATACCCAGCGTTGCCGCAGAAGCTGCTCAGGAGACGGTTTCTGGCGCAGCCCAGCGCCTGAAAGAAGAGTCTTCAACGCTGTACGACTTGGTTAAGGGCGCTGATTCTCCGCCAGTGATGACGGCAGAGGGAGTGCAGAAGGTAACTCAAGAGCTGTTAGATGTTGTTCCCACCATTCTTTCTCCAAGCCAGATAGTTGATGGGCCGTTGTTGCGTGAAATACAACAGCTTCGCAAATTAAGAAAAATTGCCCAGAACCCTAAGTTCAAAGATCAAGCGTTAAAAAACATTCACGGCTACCAAAAAAGATTGCGAACAGCAATCGGTCAAGCGGAGCGAGGTTCTCCAGAAGAGCTTGCTCTGATACAAATGAAGCAAAAGCTTGATGACGCTGTTTACAATGGTATTGAGCGAGGGTTCATCACGGGGGATCAAGAGGTTCTCGACCAGCTTCAACAAGCTACGGGCCTGTATTCTGATTACATGGCTACGGTTGGCAGAGGCGCTGGCAGAAACCCGCAAGAGCGAGCGGCGAATCGTATATTGGAGCAACTGTCGAATAACCAGTATACGCCGGTTCAGGTGGCAAACCTTTTGTTCGGGCAAAACAAATTTGCTCCAAATCAATCTATGGGCGTGGTTTTAGACAAGCTAGAAAAGGCTTTAGACCCCAGTGACTACCAACAATTCATCATGCTGCTCAAAGACGGCATCATGACCAAGGCGTTTGCTGGCAGGGGTGGAGAGGTTACCAGAACGTCTATCGTCAATAATTACAACGATGTGTTTTTCAAAAATAGAGACATCATTAACAGAGTTTTCAGTCCCGAAGAGATTGCTCGGATTAAATCGTTCAGAAGCAATGTTCTGCCTACTTTGTGGGCCGAAATTAAAATGAATCCTTCAGGCAGCGGTTACACATTGTTAAGTGCGGCGCAAAGGGCAAACATGCTGGTGCCAAGCGTTATGGGCAGAGCCGCTATCGCTAAGGGAATCGATGTTGCAGAGGGTGTGGCTCGGCGTGAAGACGCTATGAATGCCGTCAGCCAAACGCTTCAGCGTATGCAAATGCCAATGCTTTCAAACACGGCGCAAGGCGCTATCAGGACGGCTATATTGCCAGAGGCAGAGGCGGAAGAAGAGCCGTCTAAAGGCAGAGACAGGATGCGGTTGCTCGAAGCAATTGATGCTCTCGAACAGCAGGAGGTGCAGCCAGAACCAGAGCCTGCTCCGAAACCAACAATCGCGCCGCCTGCCGCTCAGGTCATGCCGCAGGCACAGGAAGAGATATCAATGTTTGAGCCTTTGCCTGAAGCTCAGCCGTCAACCCCCACAATGGGCCAGATAGACCCAGCCATGTCGCCTACTATCCTGCCATCAGACAAGGATAGAGAGCTGGCTATGCGCTTGAGAGGGCCACTAGGCGGGATCGCTTCCCTCGCCTAGCATGGGAAGTTCTGGCTCGG